AGAAAAAAATAGGCAAATGAAAAATGGCAACTGATTATAAATTTAGAATCACCGCACAAGATAAGACTAAGGGTGCATTTAATTCTGTAAATAAAAGCGTAAATGGCACACAAAAAGCCATGAAAAAACTTGCAGGTGCTTTTGCAGGTGCTTTTGCTGTTAGACAATTAGTCCAATTTGGCAATGAAGCACTACAAGTAGCAGATAGCATTGGTAAAGTTGCTGATTCTATTGGTGTAAGCACAAAATTCTTACAACAGTATCAATTTGCTGCACAACAAGCAGGACTTACTACTGAAGAGTTTAATAAAGGTATGCAGAACTTTACCAAGATGGTAGGTCAAGCACAACTTAGAACAACTGAAGCTGGTAGAACGTTAGAAAAGCTAGGTGTGCAAGTTAAAAATGCAGATGGAACTGTTAAAAATGCTGAAGAGGTATTTGTTGATTTATTTCATGCTTTAGATAATGTAGGAAGTCAATTTGAAAAAAATGCTATTTTGGCTGATCTTATGGGTAGAGCAGGTGTAAAACTTGCTGTTATGGGAAAAGATGGTGCGGAAGCTATGCAAGATTTAGCTGCATCAACTAGCGGTGTTTTTGATGAAGAGACTGTAAGAAGGGCTGAAGCATTTAACGATGCAATGAATAGATTAAAAAGACAAGTTTTAGAGCCATTGCAAACTGCATTTATAAATACTGCAAATGCTATTTTAAGTTTTGCAGAAGCAATAGGATTAATTAAGCCTGATCTATTTACAAAATCTATGGATGAATTAAATACATCTTTAAATGTGCAAAATGCACTTATAGAAAAATATGAAAAAAATATAAAAAGATTTGGTGATATTCCTGAATTTACAAGACCTTTAGAAACGGCAAAAGAGGAAAAGGCAAGATTAGAAGAATTTATAGGTAAAAAACAAAAACAACTAGATTTACAAAAAAAGATAAATCAAACCATTACAGATACACCAGTACAGCCTTTAGAAAAAGTTAATGCAATAGTTAAAGAAAATATAACAATAGTTAAATCTTTTGCAGATACGGTAGAAGGTCAACTTACAAATGCATTCACAGATTTCTTTGACTTAACAACTGAAAAATTTGGTGACTTTAAAGAATTGGCTACATCAGTTGCAAGAGCAGTTATTAATGAACTTATACAAGTATTCATAGTACAAAAGTTAGTAGGCATGGTTAAGGGTTCTATTAGTGATTTCCAAAGCGGTATTGAATATAATAAACTTACAGACGGTGACACATTATTTGATTTTGATGGTGGTGGCTTTACTGGTGCTGGTGTAAGAGCTGGTGGTTTAGATGGTAAAGGTGGCTTTATGGCTATGGTTCATCCAAATGAAACTGTTGTAGATCATACAAAAGGTCAATCCGTTGGCGGTGGTGCTACAGTAAACTTCAACATATCAACTGTTGATGCTGCTGGATTTGACCAGTTACTAACATCAAGAAAAGGACTTATAACATCAATCATTAACAATGCCATGAATACTCAAGGCAAGATGGGGGTTGTATAATGTCAGGACAATTTCCAACAGACCCAAACTTTAGGTCATTATCTTTCACAGATAATAGACCTATACTTTTAAACCAAACCTTATCAGGCAAAAAATCAGCAAGACAAATTGGTGCACAATACTTTTCTTTTACAGTTCAAATGCCACCAGTTGACCAGTTAAAAGCACAAGAAATATTTGCTTTTTTATCTAAACAAAAAGGTGGCTTTGAAAACTTTACTATTGCAGCACCACTAAACAACAAAGGAAATAGTCACAGCGAAACCGATATACTTGTAAATGGTGCAACTTCAGCAGGTGCAAGTGCTGTGCCTATGGATGGTTTTTCACATACTAATCATGCATTAAGAGCAGGTGACTTAATTAAGTTTGCGGGTCATACAAAAGTTTATATGGTGCAAGATGAAGTAACTGCATCAGGTGGTAGTGCTACTGTAAACATACAACCCAACTTAGTTGCTAATGTTGCTGACAATGAAGCTGTTACAACTAATAAACCACTTTTTAATGTTTATCTTGCAAATGATGAAATTAGATACACCACAGATATAAGTGGTTTCTATAACATTTCTTTTGATGTGAGAGAGGTTATTGAGTAATGCCAAGAAGCCTTTCAGCAGGTTTACAAACTCAAGTTTCTGCTCAACAAACAAAAACAGCTTTTCTTGTAGAATTAGGGTTATCTACAACAATAAGATTAACTGACTGGTATTCAGATGTTACTTATGATTCTAATTCTTACCAAGCTGGTGGTTCTTTTTTAACAGTAGCATCAACCATCGAAACAGGTCAACTACAAGTTAATGAATTAAATTTAGGGTTTTCTAATGTTACCAATCAGGTTAGAAATTTAGTGCAAAATGGTGCATTTACAGACAAAACTGTAGAAATATATTTAGCCTATTTTGATGAAAATGAAACTTTAGTAGGTGTTGTAAATTATTTTACAGGCAAAATTAGAAACGTAACGATATCTGAAAGTATAGATAATTCTGTCATATCAATGACTGTTTCCTCTCATTGGGCAAATTGGAGTTTAACAAAAGGTAGGCATTACTCAGATGAGTCACAACAATCAGAATATGCGGGTGACAAGGGTTTAGAGTTTGCCACACAGGTAAAATCAGATGTGAGGTGGGGTAGTTAATGGTTTGGCAGGCTATAGTAGATTTCTTTGTTGCGGTTGGTAAAACGTATGCAAAATATAAAACATATATTGATGCAACTGTTACTTTAGTTACTTTATATACAGGTGTTAAAGGGTTTCTACAAGCAAAACAAATGTTGGCTAAAGGTCAGGACATTTTAGCTAACAAAACTGCTGCTGGTGGCAAGATACCAGTCATATATGGAACAAGAAGGGTTGGTGCACAAATTGTTTACATGGACACAGCACAAAACAGGTCAAGAGATTTATTTGTAGTGTATGCATTAGCAGTTGGTGAATGTGATGAGATTATTCCAAACTCAATAGAGATTGATGGCAATAGCATTTATGATGGAAATATCTACAAAGGCGGTGGGTATGTAGGCTCAGATAGATATGGGCAAACAGGTTATAACAACCATAGACCTTTAAATACTGCATCGCAAGTTGGAGATAATCAATATTCTAGTGCTGGTAACTTGGGAACAAATCCAGCTCTTAGATATTCTTTTGTTTTTAACCTACATCATGGAGCATCTTCACAAACAGTAGACCCCATGCTTTCAGCATCTATTGGTTCACAATGGACAACAGCACATAAATTAAATGGTATTTGTTATATAGCTGCATCGTTTGATTACGATAAAAAGGGAATGTATAAAGGTGTTCCACAAATTACAGTACAGGTTAAAGGTAAAAAAGTTTTTGACCCAAGAGATAGCTCTACAGGATGGTCATCTAACCCAGCCCTATGTTTCTTAGACTACATACAAAATGATGAATATGGTAAAGGCTTGGCAACATCACAAATAAATATGACTACTATTGGTGCTGCTGCTGACAAGTGTGATGTTTTGGTAGACCAACCCTATTATAATGGTAGTTATCAGAATGTTACTTGGAGTGGAAATGCGGGTAATGATTATATTGTTATCAATGATTATGATGATTGGTTTCAAAATAAAATAGATGAAGTCTTAGATATAAGAGACTCAGATGGTGATTTGGTTATTGATGAAACAGATATTAAGGATAGTACAAGTTACGAGTTTTATGACCAAACCCAAGATAACAGAGTTTATATTAATGATATTTTATCAGAAGACTACACTAATGAAGCTGGAACAATAAAAGGTAGAACTAAAAGATTTCATTGTAATGGTTATATTGATACCAATAAAAATGTTATGGATAACGCTAAAGAGCTTCTTGCAAATATGCGAGGTATTTTTCTTTATGTTGATGGAAAATACGAATTACAAATAGAAGACACAGGCACATCTACATTTAGTATCACAGATGACCACATAATAGCTGATACTGGTATATCAGTTGATTATGGTAATAAAGATAAAAGAGCAAACAAGGTTGTTATTGAATTCTTTAACGCTAATAAAAAATATGAATTAGATACAGCCACAGTTTTACATGATGCTTCACCTGAATACTATTCAGATGATGGTGAGGTGCTAGAGATTAAAGCTGAATTTCCTTACGTCACAGACCCATACATTGCTTATAATATGGGCAAAGCTATTTTAACTAGAAGTAGAAATCAGATTACCATGCAATTCTTAGGCACCCCTGAGATGTATAAACTTAATGTTGGCGATATCGTTGACCTTACCTACTTTCCTTTAAATTTTAATGTAAAAATTTGCAGAGTAGAAGCATTAGAACTACAAGCAAGTGGACTTGTATCTGTAAGTTTAATTGAATATTTTGATGTTTATACATGGGAAGTGCCTGCTCAAGAGCCAAGAACAGTTATAGCTCATCCACCCACTATAGGTGCTATACACCCACCTGAAGCAAATACCATTGTATTTACAGACACAGATGCTTCTTCTATTAACAGACCTACCTTAACTTGGACTGAACCCACTGATTTTCCAGTGAGAGAGTTTAGGGTTGATGTTGTTGATGGTTCGAGCAATAACGTATTTAGCAAAATTGTAGACACACCTTCGGTTGATTTAGCTTTCTTGCCCAAAGGTTCTAACTATGAAGCTAGCATCACATCCTTTAATGGTGTTGGTATTGAATCTAACGCATCAACTAAAACCTTCACCATTGCAGACGACCCAGTTAAAACTACTGAGGTTGAAATGAATGGGGTTACTATGTCTGATGTTGAGACTTATGGAACTGTTTCAGGCAAAACAGGTAACTATGTAAATTTTACAAACAAAGTTAATTTTACTAATGAGGTTGAGTTTCAGGATGGTTTTATTGTAGATTCTGGTAGTACACGATTTGAAAATCCAGTAACTTTTGTTGATGGTTTTAATGGTCAGGGTATTTTTGATATTGGCAATGGTGCAATAGAGTTTAGTTCTTATACACCACCCACAACAACAGATAGATTATATAGAGTAGGCGGTGCTTTACATTATAGTGGTCAAGAGCTAGGTAGAGTATCTAATGGAACACCAGCATCATCTTCTGCTACTGGTACTACAGGTGAAATACAATGGGATGCAAACTACATCTATGTATGTATTGGAACAAACATATGGAAGAGGGTAGCGATAAGCACATGGTAATAGTAAACTAATAAGACACAGAGATTTAATATGGCACAACACGATTACAACTTAGCAAACCAATCAGGGGCAGATTTTAGAGCAGACTTAAACAATGCTTTATCTGCAATAGTAACAGTCAATAGCGGTGCTACAGCACCTTCTACTACCTTTGCACATCAGTTATGGGTAGATACATCAAGTAGTGTTTTAAAGATTAGAAACTCAGCTAATGATGCTTGGGTGACTACAGGGGTTAGTATTACAGCAGACAATACATTTGCTGGTAACTTAACAGGAAACGTCACAGGAAACCTTACAGGTGATGTAACAGGTAATGCTGATACAGCTACAGCCCTTGAAACCGCAAGAACAATAAATGGTGCATCTTTTGATGGTACTGCAAATATATCTTTTGGTACTGACTCAGTAAGCGAGGGTTCTAGTAATCTTTATTTTACAAACGCTAGAGTTGAATCTTACTTAGATGCAGGAACTTCTACACCTACTTTTGCAAGTGCAGTTATTAATACTAGCCTAACAGGTTCAGCAATTTTAGATGATGATACGTTTGGAACTGCATCAGTTACAACAGTCGCCACTTCTGAATCAATCAAGGCTTATGTAGATAGTTTCT